CGCATATTTCGCGACAGAAAAGAACGTGTGCTTCTTGGTGTTCGTCATGCACGCCTTTGGAAATTTCAATCCATCCTCCTTGCCACCTTGGATGTAATAGTTCCCCTTGGAATCGTCCGTCTTGAAAATCTCACCGCGGATTTCCGTACAATCGTTCCCCTTCCCTGAAAGATCCTTCCACACCTGTTCGTCGTCATCGAACGATTCCCCTGTGAACCAACCTACGCACCCCTCGATGGACGTCGGGTCTTCGACGGACGGAGTGTCCTCTGAGACCTCCACCTCCTGCACCGGTTCTTCCTCTTCAAGCTCCGGCACATCTTCGTCACCCACATTCGCGGTCGGAACCTCTTCACTCGCAGCCTCTGGGTTATATTCATTCAAAGTGTCCGTCGACGGTGCAGACGCGTCGACGCTGGACGAACCACCGCCCATCATCATGACTGCCACGAGGATGATGATCAAGACGACCACGCCACCTATGATGGCTATCATAATTAGTTGATATAATATGCGAAATTATTTTTGATTACAAGTCTTCGAGGTTGCAACATCTATATTTGTACTTGAGTTGTCCATCTTCTTCGACGAGCTCGAGCTTCGTCATCGCCTGTACAGGGGTGTCGCACCCGACCACCGCGTTGTCGAGCGTTTCGACCAAATTACCCGACCCCCTCTGACCGAGCGCACGTTCCTTTGAGTAACACGATTGTTTGTTGAGTGCGGCGTTGTGACACGAATACTTGGCGCGAATGTTCTTCTCACCGACGCCTTCGAAGCGGTACCCCGCGATCGCCTTGTCCTTACAATCGAAGTTGACCAATTTCGAGTAGTTTTCCCACCACTCGCCTTGGTCGGTGGGGACGACCGAACCGTTCTTGTCCTCGACCCCACCGTCGACGGCTTGGATGCAATCGCCTCGGAAATCGAAATTACCGTTCGGGTCTTGTCCGTTGCGGTGTCGAAGGAGGAAGGTGTTCGCGAGCATGCCCTCGTCGCCGCAAATGTGACCCATGTTGACGATCGAGCCGAAATCTTCGTAACGCGTCCACGCCTGGGCGGTGTGCACCTTCGGACGAATCTCCTTGGCGATCATGTATTTCTTGAACAGGTACGTCTCGAGTTTTTTGTATTCAGATGACGGGAGTTCACCGCGGAAAAATAAAACCTCGGCGACCGCCCAATCGGATTTTTCATTCGACTGACCATAGTTGATTGACATTTGTCTCGGGATTTGTCCTCGGTAATTCGTAAGTCCGGATCGTCGAATACCGTTGCGTCGAAGCATAGCCTTCATGTCGGTGTGCACAATGAACTTTTGACTCTCCTTGTCGTGATCGTTGGCATGCCCATTCCACGCGATCCAGTAGGATCCGTCGCGATGCGCGCCTCCAGTCCATCCAGCGTGGAATCCACTGAAGAAATTGCCTCCGACACCGTCGAAGATGCGTCCGCGCGTGGAGCCGTTGTACCGAGCCACGGTGATCATGGTGTATTTCTTTCCAGTGCTCAAACATTCCTGGGGAAAGCGAATGCCTGCATCCACGCCACCGATCAGGAACTTGTTATTGTTAGAGAAATTGGACGAATCGGTGATGATCGAACCCGTCACCTCCGTGGCATCGTTTTTCTCGTCAGACAAATCTTTCCAGATCTCGTTTTCTTCATCCCAGCTGTCACCCGTGAACCATCCGACGAGTCCATTGATTGACTTCGGATCATCCACACTGGGTTCGTTTTCGGCGACGGGTTCTTCGACAGTCTCAGCATCTTCGGGTACGACGGCGTTTTCATCCACCTGTGCCGATTCGGACATCGCTTCCGGAGTTGACACGTCTTCCCCGTCCATCGCCGCCGCTGCTCCATCACCGGCACTCTGGGAGAGTTCTGGGTCTTCACCTGAGAGTGCATTCCATGTCACATATCCGACGACTAAGAGAATCACTACTATCAGACCGATGATCTTCGGATCCATCGCGTCTCGTTGGTTATATTTCGACAATATTTTTTTCTTGTCTCCATTCAAAGATGGGTCTGACGGTGAACCACACGAAAATGATCAGTGAGTTCAACCTTGAGTTGCCGAATTTTTACGCCTCGTTGAACGGACAATTACAAATCATGAAACACTACGGCGCCGGGAAGGATGCGCTCAAGCCACCGACGTATTTCGTGGTCGGAAACTTTGGTGTGTGGCCAAACAAGACGGCGCGCGACGCGAACGTTCGACCGTTGATGGTCGACCGAGTTCACGCCGGTCCGTACGAAGAAGCACCGACTGGAAACGTGTACGATCTGGTGTACAACAAATATAAGTCGCAATGGAGGTATTTCGTCGACGACAATTAAACGTGACGATTGAATAAAAAACATGATTTACGTGTACACGGACGGGTCGTGTGTGCACAACGGCAAACCCAACGCCATCGCGGGAATAGGAATTTATTTCGGCGATGACGATCCTCGAAACGTGTCGAGACGTGTGGTCGGCAAACAGTCGAACAACACGGGCGAACTCGGCGCACTCATCCTAGCCCATGAAATTTTGTCCGAGGAGATCGCGCGTGGAGAACAGGTGACCGTGTGCACGGACTCCACGTATGCGCTTCGGTGTGTTGGGGAATACGGTGAAAAGTGTGCCGCGAGCGGCTGGTCGAAAGACATACCCAACAAAGACATGGTGCGGCGTGCGCACGAGATGTATAGGGCGACGCCGAACGTCGAGGTGTACAAAGTTCGCGCGCACACGGGAGGTAAGGATCCCCACTCCATAGGTAACGATCACGCCGATCGGTTGGCGAACGAGGCGATCGGGGCTGGTAAGAAGAAGTCTCGCGTGTACCTGGACGTCCCGTACGCCGACAAAGAATACGCGAAAGAACACGGCGCCAAATGGGATCCGAAGAAGAAAAAGTGGTGGGTCGATGCCGTGACATCACCCTTGAAACGATTCGTCGTCACACACTCATCCCCGGAGACAGAGTTGTCGTCGTCGGTGCCGACATCCTCCTCTTCATGACCGCATCTTTCCATTTCCCCATGATGCTCTGGATCGATTGCGTTCGAGCGATGTCTTTGATGACCGGAGAGAGACCGTTCGTGACCTCGGGTTTCGCTCGAGCGTCATCACCAAATTTCTTTTGGAACGCGATGATTGATTTACACGGCAAGTCGGGACTCTCGTCGAGGAGGCGATCGTAGTGTTCTCGAAATGAACGCACTAAATCCGCGACGCTCTTCTTCTGTCTGTGTGCCGGATCCAGTGTCAGTTCCATGTCTATAGCCCTGTAGAGTTTTGAATATGCGATCGAGGCGGTCGAGTGTTTCTCGGCGAGAGACGCGCAGTCACTAAATTTATTCAAACTCGTCATTATGCCTCCGAACACGTTGAGTGTGGCGAACGCGAGTTGAAACCATCGAATGTTATCGGGCGTCTCACCATCGCTTGTGGGATTCATGAACGCGAAGCCCCCAACACCGGTCACTGACGCAATGATGATGCTCGGGTAGGAGAGCCAATCGCTTCTGGATTTCTGTAGCATGCGCGCGTGATTGTGTAACCACCGATACCCAGAGGCTTTCTCTTTCCATTCGCGCAGCAAATTCTCGCTTTTTTTGTCCCACTCTTCAGTGGTGGTAACCATGTTGTAATCTCAATATTAAAAATCTTCATCGAACCCTAACGTCGTGTCGACGGTCTCCGAGACCTTGGCGTACTCACCCACGCGCTTCTCGAAAAAATTAGTCTTCCCTTCGAGTGAAATCGCCTCCATCCAATCGAACGGGTTCTTCGCGTTCCATATCGTCGCATACCCGATCTGTTTCAAGAGTCTGTCTGACACGTACTCGATGTACTGACTCATCTTGTCCGCGGACATCCCGATCAAAGAACACGGGAGCGCGTCGATGATGAACCCCTTCTCAATCTCCACGGCTTCGCGCAGGATGTTGTGTATGGTTTCCGTGGACGGTTTTTTACGCAGCATACCGAACAGTTCCACCGCGAACTCCAAGTGCAGACCTTCGTCGCGACTGATGAGCTCGTTCGAGAAGGACAGACCGGGCATGAGCCCTCGCTTCTTCAACCAGAAGATACTACAGAACGACCCACTAAAGAATATACCCTCCACGCACGCGAACGCGAACAGACGTTCGGCGAACGGTCGATCCCTCGAGAACCATCGCATCGCCCACTCGGCTTTTTGTTTGATGCTCGGAATGGAATTCACCGCCGTGAAGAGTTGATGCTTCTCCTTGGGATCCGTGATCAGGCGATCGATGAGTCTCGAGTACGTCTCACCGTGCACGTGTTCGTTGAATCCTTGGAACGCGTAGAACGCGCGAGCCTCCGTGTATTGCACCTCGTCCGCGAAATTCATGTTCAAATTCTCGAACACGATCCCATCCGATCCAGCGAAGAACGCGAGCACCCATTTCACAAAATGTTTTTCATTCTGGGTGAGTTTGTCCCAGTCATCCTTGTCCGTGGACAGATCGATCTCCTCCGCCGACCAGTTCGAGTGTTGCGCGCGTTTGTACAGATCCCACAAGTTTTGATGGACGATGGGAAACGTCGTGAACCTGTCCAGGTTCGGCACTAACATGGGTTCGACGTGTTCCTCGACCCACTCCTGAAAATCGAAATAGTTTCCTATCCTCTCCCCGTCACAAAACACTTGCGGGTACGCGTCCAGTCGACCGCCACAAAGCTCTTTAAGTTCATCCCTGTCCATATTCACCTTTTCGTACGACAAGCCTTCGGTCTTCGCCAGGTCTTCCGCTAACGTGCAATATTCGCAATCGGGTTTGGAATAAATTTTGATTTGCATGTTCGAGGGTACTATCGTCTGAGGATTTTTTGTCCGGAAAGTTTAAGTCAAGATGGAATCCATCAGGTTTAATGAAATTCATGAAAACGAAATTGTCAAAGTTTTTTGTAAGGAGGACGACGTTGAGGAAGATCTCTACGCCGTGGTCACTATGAATACGGGTCGGGTGTTGGGAGTCCGTTACCTGACGGCGACGGATAAAATATACAAGAGTGCGACGTGCTACCAGTTGGAAGAGGAACAACAGGCGGTGCCCCCGGAGAGTTTGATGGAACACTACCCAGGAACGACCCTGGAGGATCTCGAATTCAAGATGGTCG